GAGAAGTTGACCTGACTATCGGTAATATATCTGGAGCACAAGAACTGGTCGGAGCGATTGCTGGCCCATTTGAGAAAGGCCCAATAGATGTACCGATATTAGTAGAAAACGAGCAAGATCTTCTTGCAACTTACGGAAAACCATTAGACAAAGACGGACAATTCGAATATTGGATGACTGCATCATCATATCTTTCATATGGTGGAGTATTAAGAGTTTTAAGATCGGATAGTACAAATTTAAATAACGCAAATGCAGGTGTGAGTGCTGCATCAGCAACATTAAAAGTTAAATCTTATGATGATTACACTGCAAATTATACACTTGCTTCTAGTTGGTATTACGCAGCAAAGAATCCTGGTACATGGGGAAATGGATTAAAGGTATTCACAATTGACCATTTTGCAGACCAAGTAATTAGTGGAGTTGGAACTGCTGGTATCACAGTGGGAATGGGTGTAACTCAAATAATAACTGGAAGAACCCTTGTAGGGCCTGGAACTGAGACAACTTATAGTGCAGGTTTTGTAAGAGGAATCATAACTGGAGTTGGAACTGCTGCAGGTGCAGGAATTGGAACTGATGCAGTTACAGTTAAAATTGTTGATAGAGTAGACGAAGCAACAAAAACTGAAACAGCAACAAATTATGGTGAACTTAAGTTCTTAACATCAACATCTGAAACAGAAACTACAAATACATCAACAGGAATCGGAACAACAACTGGTGTTATCGATACTGCATTTGATATTACAATCACTGGTATTAGTACACTTGCAACTGCTGCTGGTATAAACGAAAACATCGCACTTGGTGATGTTGTAACATCAACTGGTGGAGCATCTGTAGTTGCAGCTGGAACAACAGTTGTTTCAATCGGAACAAGTGCAATAACAGTAGATAAAGCAATAACTGGTATAGACACATCTGGAAGTGTGGTATTCACATTTACCAGAACAACTGGAGTATCTACTACAACTAATACAAATACAACATTCTTTATACAAGCAAATGGAGATGCAGTTTCTAACGAGACAACAACTACCGTTACTGACTGGTATAACTCTCAGAAACTGGGACTAACCAAAGGTGCTGATATTAGTTGGAATACAATTGCTGAAAAACCAGGTACTTCTGAATATGCAGCATCAAGACAGGCTGCAAATGATGAAATGCATGTAGTGGTTGTTGATGAAGATGGTAGTGCATCAGGAATTGCAGGTAATGTTCTTGAGAAGCATTTATATCTTTCAAAAGCAAAAGATGGTAAGAGACAACCAGCAGAGGAAGTTTACTATAAAAACTACCTTGCAAATAGATCAGAATACATTTATGCAGGTGCTGCACCAAGTGGAAAAGCATCTGGATTAACAGCAGTTAACTCTGGTTCTGGTGACACTGACATTAAAGACTTTGCAGTAACTTCAGGTAACTGGGGATCAAATGCTGCTGGAGTAACTTACAATGTTGAGGGTAACAGATCTTATGATTTAGTTGGTGGTAAGGACTACTCAGGAACAGATGGTTACTTGGTAGGTAAAGGTGATGTAATTAATTCATATAATATCCTTAAGAATCCAGCAGAATATACAATTAACTTTATTCTACAGGGCCCAAGTGGTGGTGCCACTATCTTTGAGTCACAAGCAAAAGCATCGTCATTGATAGCAATTGCAAGTTTGCGTAAAGATTGTATCGCATGCATATCACCACACCGTGCAGGAGTTGTAAATGTATCTAACTCAGATACACAAACAGATAACATAGTTGATTACTATGCTGCACTTCAATCATCATCTTATGCAGTATTTGACTCAGGTTACAAATACACATTTGATAGATTCAATAACGAATTTAGATATATTCCATTAAATGGAGATATCGGTGGACTAATGGCAAGAACATCAATTAATTCATTCTCTTGGTTCTCACCAGCTGGTGCATCTAGAGGAGCAATTAACGGAGCAGTTAAACTTGCATATAATCCTTCACAAGCACAAAGAGACATTATCTATCCGAAGAGAATCAATCCAGTGATTGCATCTCCAGGTGCAGGAATCATTCTCTTTGGTGATAGAACTGGACTTGGTGTTGCATCAGCATTTGATCGCATTAATGTTCGTCGTTTGTTCCTTACATTAGAGGATACAATTGAAAGAGCAGCAAGAGATCAGTTGTTCGAATTTAATGATGTAATCACAAGAACAAACTTCTTAAATATAGTTGATCCTTTCCTTCGTGATGTAAAAGCGAAGAGAGGTATCACTGACTTCGTTGTTATTTGTGATGAAACAAATAATACACCAGACGTAATTGATTCAAATCAATTTAGAGCTGATATTTTTGTAAAACCCGCAAGATCGATTAACTTTATCGGACTTACATTTGTTGCTACTCGCACAGGAGTAAGTTTTGAAGAAGTAGTTGGAAACGTTTAAATTACTAGAGGAAAAAAATTAAATGGCTAACCTAAACATTCCAAGCACTAGAGATAGAACCCTTGATGCATTTAAGGGTAAAATGGTTGGGGGTGGTGCTCGTCCAAATTTATTTGAATGTGAACTATTCTTCCCTAACGATGCAATTCCTACCGATTCATCAACTGATGAAATCGCAGATAAAAGTAGGTTTCTAGTCAAAGCAGCACAGTTACCTGCTTCAAATATTGCACCAATACTTGTTCCTTTTAGAGGAAGAAACTTAAAGATTGCAGGAGATCGTACATTTGATCCTTGGACAATTACTATTATTAATGATGTTGATTTTAAAATTAGAACAGCATTTGAAAGATGGATGAACTTGATCAATAAGCATGAAGATAACTCAGGACTTACTGATCCAACAGAATATCAAAAAGATTTATTTGTAAGACAATTAGGTAGATCTCAAGTAAGTGGGCCTACTCCTCAAAGTGATGCACAATTACCTGTCCTAAAAATGTATAAGTTCCACGGAACTTTCCCAACTAACATCTCTGATATTCCACTATCTTATGATAGTTCAGATACAATTGAAGAGTTTACTGTAGAGATGCAAGTTCAGTGGGTTGATGCTCTTGATTCACAATCAAAAACACAACTTGGCACAGGATCATAAATAGTGCTATAATAGTAGCAAAACAATTATACAATGGCAAAACTTTTTGGATTTAAAATCCCTGACGGAGAGGATAAGAAATCAAAAGGGGTGGTATCTCCCGTCCCTCCTAGCGATGAAGACAAGTCAGACTTTTATGTCTCTAGTGGATTTTACGGCCAATATGTTGATATTGAAGGTGTATATAAGAATGAGCAAGACATGGTTCGTAGATATCGTGAGATGTGTCTACACCCAGAATGTGATAGTGCAATTGAAGATGTTGTAAATGAAGCAATAGTTTCTGACTTGGATGATTCTCCTGTTGAGATTGAATTATCTAATTTAAATGCATCAGATAGATTAAAAGATACAATAAGAGAAGAATTTAAAAATATTAAGAATCTTATGAACTTCGATAAGAAGTGTCATGAGATTTTTCGTACTTGGTATATTGATGGTAGAGTTTTCTATCACAAAGTTATAGATTTGGATAATCCATCAGATGGTATTCAAGAAATAAGATATATTGATCCTCTTAAGATAAAATTTGTTCGTGAAACAGATAAAACTGGTTCAAATAGATTGTCACCATTTGATGTCTCAAAAAATGGAGATGATCCAAAAAATGCAGATGCTCCAAAATTAAATGAGTATTATGTGTATGATCCAAGTGGTGGTAAAAAAGGAAGTGGAATTTACCCATCACAAACTGCAAAAGGTGCAGTTAAAATTGCAAAAGATGCAATCACATATTGCACATCTGGACTTGTAGATCGTAATAAACAAACAGTATTATCATACTTACATAAAGCAATTAAGGCACTTAATCAATTAAGAATGATTGAGGATAGTCTTGTTATCTACAGATTATCAAGAGCACCAGAAAGAAGAATATTTTATATTGATGTTGGTAATCTTCCAAAGATAAAGGCAGAACAATATCTTCGTGATGTTATGAATCGTTATCGTAACAAGTTGGTATACAATGCTGATACTGGAGAGATCAAAGATGATCGTAAGTATATGGCAATGCTTGAAGATTTCTGGCTACCAAGAAGAGAAGGTGGAAGAGGAACTGAAATTACAACTTTACCTGGTGGACAAAACTTAGGTGAACTTGCCGATATTGAATACTTCCA